GATGGTAGTATTGACACTGTCCATATTGGTGACGACCAAGTTACAGCAGACAAGTTAGCAAACTCAATAAACTCTGCTATTGCAGCAAATACAGCAAAGACAGGTATTACTTCAGGTCAAGCCTCAGCAATAGTTGCCAACACTGCAAAAACAGGCATTACAAGTGGACAAGCTAGTGCGATAACAGCGAACACAGCAAAGGTAACAAATGCAACGCACTCTGGTGAAGTAACAGGGGCGACAGCACTGACTATTGCCAATAATGTAGTAGATGAAGCAAACCTCAAAGTATCTAACGCACCGACAAACGGTTATGCCTTAACAGCGCAATCAGGTAACACTGGGGGCTTAACTTGGGCAGAGATGTCAGGCGGTGGTGGGGCAGGAACTTTAACTGATACTCTAAGTGAGGGCAACCGTACTACTGGTGCAGAGAAAATAGAGTTCAGAGACGCAGCAATATACATTAACTCTTCTGCTGACGGGCAACTTGATATTGTCGCTGACACTGAGATACAGATTGCAGCTACAACTATAGATATCAACGGTGCTATTAATGCAAGTGGAGAAATTATTGCTGCTTCATTAGATATTAGCGGAAATGTTGATATTGACGGAACACTTGAGGCAGATGCTATTACTTTAGGCGGCACAGCACTTGGTTCAATCTATAGCCCAATCGCAGGGGGTTCTGGAATAGTAACTACTGGGGCAATAAACTCTGGCTCAATAACTTCTGGGTTTGGCANAATCAACAACGGTGCTTCNGCAATTACAACTACTGGAGCATTAGGGGCAGGGACAATCACTGGGGCAACAAACATAACTACTCCCTTACTCACGAATACTGCTACACCCACAAGAGATAAAATAAGAGTATGGTCTGATGCTACTTATACTATAGGTATGGATAATGGAATATCATTTGGTGCCATAAATAATGAATACGCTATGACTTTCCAGATGAATAGTACGAATGGTAGAGGTTTCTGGTGGGGTGATTCTGTTCACACTGATGCTCAAGGGGCAATGTCTCTGTCAACAGACGGTAAGCTAACTGTCGCCACAGGTGCAAGAATAGGCTTTGGAGAATCAGACACTACAATCCCTTCGGCAGGTCTGCAAGTTAGCGGAGCAGTAACTGCTACAGGTGGGTTTACAGGTAACGTAACAGGTTCTTCAGGTTCATGTACAGGCAATGCTGCTACTGCAACGGCAGCGACTAGGTCGGATTTGATTGATGTAAACAATTACTCATCCACCACCAATATGCGTATTCTTGGATCACATCAAACAGGTGTGAGTTCTAATGTTTATTCAAACGCAAATATGTATTTAAACTGTGAAACTGGTATTATAAATGCTGCAGGGTTCTACGCATCTGGTAACATAACTGCTTATTCCGACAAAAGAGTCAAAACTAACTTTAAAGTAATACCTAATGCTCTTGAAAAAGTCAGTAAGCTAAGTGGGTACACATTTGACAGAACTGATCTTGAGGATGAAGATGGTAATGCGAAACCTGTAGCAAGACAAACAGGTGTTATCGCACAGGAAGTCCTAGAGGTTTTGCCAGAAGTTGTATCACAAAATCCTGAAGACGGTATGTACGGTGTTGCTTATGGTAACATGGTCGGATTACTTATTGAGGCAATCAAAGAACTCAAAGCGGAAGTTGAAGAATTAAAAGGTAATAAATAATGGTATTACAATCCTCTGGTACAATTACCCTTGCACAAATACAGACAGAGTTTGGCGGTTCTAATCCTGCAAGTTTGTCTGAGTATTACAGGGGCGGCTCATATGTACCAAACACATCAGCAAACAGCGGTATCCCAACCTCTGGTACAATCAGCTTTTCTCAATTCTATGGTGGTAATGGTGCAGCAACTTCTGGAACATTCAGTCCTTCTGGGCCTTTGTATAGAGACAATGCTGCTCTTAACACTGTATATACTTCTGCGAACAGAACAGTCAGCGTAGTAAACGGACCTATTAATATATCTGCTAACTCTGGGGCTTTAATTAAGAATCTTTCAACAGGAAGTGCTTTCAGTGCAGGACCGATAGCATTTAATAATGGCAATGTGCTACAACACAGAAGAACCTCTTCCAGTTCATATTCTGCAGGGTTATTTGCTTATGCTAACATGGCAGGTAGTTCATCTGCTTACTTCCTAGTTACAACTGGTGCTGCTCCTAGTGGTGGTGGCGGTGGTGGCGGTGGCAAAAAATGCTTGGCTCTTACCTCACCTGTAATTATTAAAGGAGTGGGTGCTGCTGCTGACCGTGTAACAACTGTTGCAAATATTGCAGTAGATGATAGGCTTACTGCGTTTACTGAACCTACTATGCTTGATGAAGGCGACCCGAATTGGGCAGCATGGACAGTAGCTAATCTTGACAACGCTACAGATACCACTTCCACAGTTGTTAAAGCAACACCCTACATAGTGGGCGAGTGGATTAGGGTTAACGGACAGCTTGAATGTACAGTTCCTCACCCGTTCCTTGTGTATCGTGACTCAATATGGCAGTGGATTGAGGCAGGTGATTTAGTAGCAGGAGATGAACTTCTAGGGCATGACGGCTCAAATGTTGCAGTAACACTTGTTGAGGAAATGTCTGGGATGCTAGACGTTATGAATGTTGGTGTTGAGACCGTTGATACTTATTATGCAGGTACAATTGATGGTGTCTATATACTTAACCATAACAAATAAGGAACTATAATGTTATATTGTGGAGGAGCACCTAAATCTGGCACAAACTTACTTTTGAAAGCTATTAATCTTTTTGATACAGAGGGGGTTAGAAAGCATCATTATGGGTTTGATAAACCTTTTCCTTTTGAGGGTGAGGCACATCCACAGGTACAAATTATACGCAACCCAAGAAACACTTTAATAAGTTGGGTTCGCTTTAAGAGTTTACCTAGAAATGATTATACAATTATTAGAAGTATGGAGTTTTGTATTGACTATATGAACAGTCACTTTGATTGTATATCTGATGACAGGTGGCACACTGTGCGTTTTGAAGAGTTACTTAGTGATCCAAAGGTTATAGAAGGCATTGGGGAATATCTTGGATTGCCCCTTGTAGAAAATCATTTTGAAAAACTCTGGGGAGATACTGACACCTTTACAAATGATTTAACTAATTGGAAAGATTGGTGGACAGAAGAAGTAGATAAGGCTTGGACTGCTAAGGGTGGCGTTGAGCTTGAGACTAAAATGAATTACGTTAACACACTAGGAGACTAAACCTTTGGAAGGTCAACGTATAACTCAAGACGGTAACAGGCGTATATCTGAAGGTAATCTCATTAGAATTACCGAAGACTTTATACGGACATGGCCCTTAACTGCTACATCTGTATCCCTATCTACAACGGCTACAACAACTATAACTTCTGTAGATGTTGTTTTTGTATCTGGTAGTTCTTCTTTAAGTACCTCTGCAACTAATACAATTGTTCTGATTGACTTTGATAGAGATATAGTAGCGGTACCAGCCGAGCTAGTTACTTCTGAAACTGAGACTACTATTCGGATCGAAATCGATAAAGTTATTGCTGCAACTGGCAGTGAATTAAATTTATCTCTTACTGATACCTCAATAGTTATTGTAAAGGATGTNGAACTTACTGCAATACCTGGGCACCTGGAATTAGATACCTTACCTGCAGTTACTTTTGTAGACAAGGCACTACTGGAAAGAGACTCAAGGCTCTACAGTATTTACTTACTAAGTGCAATAGATGTTACAGCTGTTACTATTAAAGCAGTCCCAGTTACAGCAGACTATACATTTGATGCAACACATGAACACTTAGATGACTTAGGGTCTAACACTATAGATCCAGCAGTTACACTATCAGGTTCAAAGTGGTATGGATTAAATGGTGAGTTTAAGTATTCACCAAATAAGATTAAGTTTCTAACAGTAACGGGTGACGTAGCAGCCTTTGTTCTATATAGAGATACTGGAGACGCAGCTACGAGTGAACTCATCTCATACCATAGAGAAGATTTTAAAGGACTAACTAAAGGACTAGCAGCAGAGACCCTTGACTGGACACTAAGCACAGCAGGTTTCTTTGATAAAGAACCAGAGAATGTCTACGTGGGACGAGTAACGTCATACATAGATCGTATAGCCAAAAGTAATATAAGGATATAATAATGCAAGATGAAACACTAGTAGAAGACGCAGAACCAACAGTTCTTGAAAAGATGGCAAGTACATCACCAGGGAGTATAGTTGCTGCTGACATCTTAGGTAAGTTTGAAGAGAGCAAGATTAACCGTAAGCAAGCAGAGGCTCGTTGGTTAAAGTCTTATCAGAACTTCCGTGGAAGATATGGAGATGAGGTTGAGTTTACAGATACAGAAGTATCTCGTGTCTTTATTAAGGTGACTAAGACTAAGACTCTTGCAGCCTACGGTCAATTGCTAGATGTTCTACTTGGTGGACCAATGTTCCCAATATCTGTTGGAGCCACAGAGAAGCCCATAGGATCACTAGAGGCCATCCACATAGACCCTACTAGCCAAAAGAGTGCTTCGGGCCCTGAGGGGGCCTCTGAGGAGCCTGTAGACCCTATTGGATTTCCAGGAGATGGTAATGAGGTTCTTCCTAATGATACGATAATGGAGAGGATGAAGAGGATTGCTGCTAAAGCATTATCAATTGGTGACGATGTAGAAATGGTTGTTGAAGAAGGAGGGGCTGATAAGGCTGGACAGGTTACACTTAATCCTTCAAAGATTGCTGCAGAGGGTATGACTAAGAAGATACAAGATCAATTGACTGAGGCTCGTATGCCTCGTGAGTTCCGTAAGTTTCTCTTTGAAATGTGTATGTTGGGGTCTGGTTGTCTTAAGGGTCCTTTCCATACTGAGAAAGAATACCCTCGCTGGGATGAAGAGGGTGAGTATGACCCGATGTTTATACCAATGCCTGTGAGTAAGTTTGCATCTATCTGGTCAATATACAATGATACAGATGCTGCCAGTGTTGAGGATAGTGAATGGATTATTGAAAGACATAAACTTAGTAGGTCTGAACTCAGAGATTACAAACAACAAAAGTTCTTCTTGGCAGATGCCATTGATATTGCCATAGAAATTGGACCTAATTATTCTGATGAAGAGTGGGAGATAACTCTTAAAGAAGGTAACGATACTATAACTACTAATAAGTTTGAGATGGTTGAGTACTGGGGTGTTATGGCTGTTAACAAACTGGAAGACTTAGGTAATCTTAAACTTCCAAAGGGTCTATCAGGTAATGATGAAGTTAATATCTGTGCTTATCTGTGTAACGGAATACTTATACGCCTGGTAATCAATCCCTTTAAACCTGCTCGTATTCCATACTATGTGTGCCCTTATGAAGAAGATCCTTATAACTTCTTTGGAGTAGGTCTACCTGAAAACATGGAAGATAGTCAGACTTTGATGAATGGATTTGCAAGAATGTCTGTGGATAATGCAGTACTTGCAGGTAACATTATGTTGGAAGTAGATAGTGATAACCTTACTTCTGATACTACTATGGATATGTATCCTGGTAAGATATGGAAGAGGGAGGGTGGTCAGCCTGGACGTACTATTAACTCTATTCAATTCCCAAGTACTGCTCAGTCTAACATGATGATGTATGATAAGTTTAGGGCCTTAGCTGATGAGGGTACAGGTATTAGTTCATTCTCTCATGGACAGACTGGTGTGTCAGGAGTAGGTCGTACTGCTGCAGGTATATCAATGCTGATGGGTGCTGCCTCTGGAGCGATTAAGACTGTCATTAAAAACATTGATGACTATGTACTTGAACCAATGGGTAAGGCTTACTTTGCCTGGAACAATCAGTTTGACTTTGATCCAACACTACTTGGTGATCTTGAAGTTAAACCTCAGGGTGTTTCATCCTTGATGGCTAAGGAAGTTAGATCTCAACGTATGCTACAGCTTATACAGGTTGCTGGTGGAGATCAAGAAATGTCAATGAGGCTGAATAAAGAGTACCTTACTAAGGAACTTGCTAAGTCTCTTGAGCTTGATCCTTCACTGGCTACTCTGTCTGAAGAAGAGTACAAACTAAAAGTAGCTCTGGGAGTTTATGCTCCTCAAGAACAACAGGCTCCAACACCCCCAGGTATGGGAGGAGACATAGGACCTCAGGCCCCTGCTATGCCTGGTGAGCAAGGCTTCTCTGGTACTGAACAACCACAGGGTGGAGAACCTATGATGCCACCTATGCCACCCCAGGGAGGTCCTGTACAGTGATCAAAGTAGAAGAAGAACAACTACTTAAGACTGTTGGTAGAGAGCCAATGATTAAGTTTGAGAATTACTTAAAGCTTAAAACTAATAATAAGGTTATGAAACTTGAAGGCATAACCTTAGCAACCTTTGATAAAAAGCAGGGAGAGATAAAAGCTTTGAGAGAAGTTTTATCTGATCTTGACTTTATTATCAGAGGAGAAAAAGAAAATAAAAGTAAAAAAAGGTCTTGACAAGATTAAACTTATGAGTATAACTAAGTTTTAGATGTATCCTTTATGGTACTCTATAACCCTCGGCCCCTAAGACAGGCTTCCCGAAAGGATAACAAAATGTCAGAAGAAAGAAAAGAAGACACACAGCTAAATAAAGATGAGGCAGAACTTGCAGAGTTAATAAAGGCTCGTGCAGATAAAGAAAAGGGTGAAGCTCCAGACCCTGAACTTAAAGAAGCAGAAGAGATCATGGCTGATCCTGAAGCATCTAAAGAAGATAAGAACTGGGCTAAGAGATACAGCGATACCAAGAGTGCCTGGTACAAAGAACGTAATAATAAAGATGAAGAACTTAAAAGATTACGTGCAGCTCTTGAAGAGCAAAAGGCAAAGAGCCCTGAGAGTATGCCAACTAATGAGGCAGATCTTAAAGAATGGCAGAAGCAGTACCCTGAAGTAGCAGGAGCCATCAAAGCCATTGCCACTGATATCGCAAAAGGAATGCAGGGAGACCTGGAAGCTCAAGTTTCCAGCCTTGCAGAGAAAGATCAAAAGTCCACTGCAGCTCTTACTAAAGAGAAAGTGGTCCAAGCACACCCAGATTTTGATGCACTCAATGGAGATAAGTCTTTCCATGAATGGGTTGAAGTTCAAGATAGCTGGGTCGGTGATGTCCTTTATAAGGGACTGAACCCCAAGAGTATTATTCAAGCCATCAACCTCTACAAAATGGAGAACAATCTCCTAGAGACTGGCGAAGATAATAAACAGTCTAATAGAAAGACTGCTAAACAAGACGAAGCTGCTGCTGCCTCACTGGTAACAAAAGCTAAAGTCGAAACACCTCCGACTCCAAAAGGTAAACTTCTAGAGTCTGAGGTCCTTAACTGGACTGACGAAGAGTGGGCAGAGAATAAGCCCCTGTACGATAAGGCTAGACGTACTGGGAATCTTGTACTCAATGTAACTAACGCTGCTTAGAAACACACTCTTCACTTAACCATCCTTAGACTAAAGGCCCTCTTTTTAGCCAAAGAGATTTCCCTGGAATCCAAGACGTTAAGGTGAATGAAGTCCCTCAACCTAAACATAATGCTAAAACAAGGAAATAACTATGGCATATGCATCCGCTGCAGGGTATGGCAATTTACCTAATGGTAACTGGTCCCCTCAAATCTATGCGAAAATGGTACAAATTGCATTCCGCAAAGAGTCCATCGTTCGTGACATCACCAACTCTGATTACACTGGTGAAATATCTGAATTTGGTGATACTGTTAAAATCATCAAAGAACCTAACATCGAAGTTTCAGCCTACGTTCGTGGACAGACTGTCCGTGCACAAGACTTAGACGATGATGAAATCATCCTTATTATTGACAAGGCTAACAAGTTTGCTTTCCGTGTTAATGATATTGAGAAGAAACAGTCTCACATTAACTGGGAACAACAAGCTACTGATCAAGCAGCCTACCGTATGCGTGATGCATATGATAGTGAAATCTTGAGCTACATGGCTGGTTACCTAGGTACTGATGATGGCGAATTAGATCTTGCTGCTCACAAAATTGGTGCAGCTGGTGGCCCAGTTGAGATTACTACTGGTGGAACTGTAAGTTCTACTTTGTTTACTCCTCTAGGTATAATCAATCGTTTTGAGCGTTTGCTTTCACAGCAAAATGTTCCTGACGAAGGTCGTTGGTTTGCTGCTGATCCAGTTTTCTTTGAGAAGCTTGGTGACGAGGACAGCAAATTTATCAATAACGACACTGGCGACAAGGGTGCTCTTACTAATGGGCGTGTTCATGTTGGCAAGATTCGTGGTTTTGATATGTATCGTACTAACAACCTGCCTACAGTTGGTAACGGTCCTGCTGGTAACGCTACAAGTGATCATGGTGTGATCATGGCTGGACATAGTTCTGCCTGTGCTACAGCTGAACAGTTAAACACTGTTGAAACACTACGGGATGGCGATGACTTTGCTGACCTAACTCGTGGTCTTCACTTATATGGTCGCAAGGTTCTTCGTTCTGAAGCTCTTGTCGGTGCATATTATCACTCAGCTTAGTAGGAAAGGAATTATACTATGGCTAATATCGATCTAAAACAAGGCGGTGCAACTGCTGGTCTTGGGATGGCTGCAACAGCCGCACCAGGTATCGTATCTGTTAGAGTAACAGGTGCACAGGCTGCTGCTGCTAAGGGTTCTGCCCTTGCTGCTGCCGACATCATCTACGTAGCAGACATTCCTGCAGGTACAGTTATTAGTGGTGCAACACTTAATGTGTTAACTGCTGAGACTGGTACAACTCTGACGTTTGACCTTGGCGATGCCACGGCTGCTGATGAGTGGGTAGATGGTGCCGATGGTACCACTGCTGGTTTAGCTGCTCAAGGTACTGCTGGTATCTTTGACCAACGTAAACTGTATACATCTGCTGATGTTCTTGACCTAACAGTCAAGACACTTGGTAGTGCAAACGATGACTGGGAAGTTGAGATTCTCTTTGAGATGGCTGACTACACTGGTAATCCACGGGCTAAGTCTGCTAAAGACGTAGCTTAATACCACTAAGGTTTTGGAGGTTGTACCTTAAACAACCTCACCTCATTTTATAAAGGAGCCTTCAATGGGAACTACTTTCCTGGAACTAACCAACAGGGTAATTAGAAAGCTGAATCAGGTAGAACTGACTTCGGCTAATTTTAGTTCTGCTACAGGTTTCCAAGCACTAGCTAAAGACTTGGTTCAAGAAGCTATTGACGATATCAATCAGGCTGTAACTCACTGGCCTTTTAATCACAGCACTGGTACAATTACAACTACAGATGGTACTCAGACTTATGCTCTTGCATCTGACAATAAAGTTACAGACTGGAAAACTTTCTATCTTAATGAAGATGCCAGCCTTGAAGTATCTTCAAAACCTTTAGGGGTTGTAGAATACCTTGAGTGGCATAATCGTCTAAGGGCTAATGATCAACTGGCAACAGCTGGCTCAGTTAATATACCTGCTCAGATATATCGTACTCGTGATTTAAAGATTGGAGTAAGTCCTATTCCTGATAGGGCATATACAATTACTTATGAGTACTGGAAAACCCCTACTCCCCTGGCTGCTGCTACAAGCACAACACTTATTCCAAGTGAATATGACAGAGTTATAATAGCCTTTGCAATGCAGGGTGCCTATGACTTTAGGGAGAACTATGAGATGGCTGCTAAAGAATATCAGAAGTATAAAAAAAGTTTAGCAGACATGAAAAGAACTTTAGTTCCACAGGAAATTACCTATGCTTACGATACTAGAACTAGATCTAGAAGTCGTAGAGATGGTTGGTCTAAGTAATGGATAGATGGGAAACCCTTTCAGTCACCCCTGAGGGTGGCATGGTGGAAAACCTTTCTCCTCTAGTACAGGGAGCAAGCTTACCTGGATCTCTTGTAGATGCACGTAACTTTGAACCTTCTCCTATTGGTGGGTATCGTAGAATTAAAGGATATGAAAAGTTTGATACTGCTATTGTTCCTGGTACGGGTCAGGTTGATGCAGTCTTTATGTTTCAAAATAAATGCCTTGCACTCCGTGCTAAAAAGTGGTATGTCAGCACAGGATCTGGATGGGGCTCTGTCCTTATAACATTAACAAATACACCAGTGAGTGTTCAATCAACAAGGTATAACTGGAGTGGAACTGATAATATTATTATTGTGGATGGAGCTAATCCTCCTATACACTTTGATGGATCAACCCTAACATCAATGGTTGCAGGTCAAACGGTTAATAGTGTAACTATTACTTCTGGTACAGCAGCTAATATTCTTGCAGCTACAGCAGTCCAAGAGTTTCATGAGCATATGTTCTATTCAGTAGGACAGGCAGTTAGATTTTCTGCTCCTAATGCTGAGGGTACTGTGACTGGTGCTGACGGTAGTGGTGAGATTATTACTGGTAATAAAATAATAGGTATGGCCCCCTGGAGGGAACAACTATTTCTTTTTGCTTATGATCGCATTGGAACAATAGCAGGACAGAATAGTACAAACTTTCAGTACCAGAATGTAACCCATAAGATTGGTACTATTAATCCCAGAACTATCCAGGAGATGGACGGGGATGTCTACTACTTATCCTTTGATGGTATCAGAACTATTGCAGGTACAGTTAAAAACCAAGACTTTGAACTGGGAAATGTTACTCGTAATATTCCAAGCACTGTTGAAAAGCTAGGCTTTAGAAACTCTAGTAAAGAAGTACATGCTACTTCTCTCAGAGATAAATCACAGTATAGATTATTTGTAGGTGATTCTACTAACGAAGACTCTGAGGGGGAAGGTCTACTCGGTGGAGTACGATTAAATAGTCAGGGTAATAAGAATTTAGAATGGTTTAAGATTAGAGGAATTAATGCTTCTTGTTCAGATAGCTCTCAGTTTACTACTACTGAGTATATAGTTCATGGTGGCTTTGATGGGTACGTCTATCGACAAGAAGAGAGTACAGGGTTTAACGGGGCAAACATAGATGCCTTCCTAAGATTCCCCTACTGGACTATCTCTGATCCTGAGATGCAAAAAACATTATACACTGGTAAGTTTTACTTACAGGCAGCTAGTGTAATTGAACCATCTGTTGGTTATAACTTTGATTACAATGTACAGGGTGTCATCCAACCACCTATTCAGTCTCTCGGTACAGGGGAATCAGGTTTTTTCTTTTATGGAGATCCTAATTCTGTTTATGACACTGCTACTTTTGGAGACTCATTTCCTGTAAATGCAGATGTAAACTTAGTAGGTTCAGGAAACAACGTGTCATTTTACTTTAACAGTAATGACACAAGGACAGAATGGACTGTCCAATCTATCACTATTGAATACAGCACAGACGGAAGAAGAGGATAAAAGAATGGCAGTAGGTTATACAAGGCAATCTTCAGGGGATATTGCAACGGGTAATACCATTGAGGCAGCTCACTTAAACGATGAATATAATAAACTACAGGATGCTTTTCATGCAACATCAGGACACACCCACGATGGTACTACAGGTGGTGGTACTAAAATACCTATGGCTTCTGGGGTATCTGGTATCCTTCCTGTCGCCAATGGCGGTACTGCAGCTTCTAGTGCCTCTGCTGCAAGGACTGCTCTAGGTCTTGCTATTGGAAGTAACGTACAGGCATACAGCTCTGTATTGGCTGGTACTACTGCATCCTTCCTCACAGCACAAAACACAAAGGTTAACTTTCTTACTGTAACTCAGGCTGTTGATCTGGATACTATGGAAAGTAACATAGCTACTAATAATGCTAAGACAGGAATTACTTCTGGCCAGGCTTCAGCCATTATAGCTAACACAGCTAAGACAGGCATTACATCTGGTCAAGCTTCAGCCATTACAGCTAACACAGCTAAGGTAACTAATGCTACACATACAGGTGACGTGACAGGTGCAACAGAACTTACGATTGCTTCTGGTGCTGTAGAGACAGGTATGATTGCAGATGATGCTGTAACTGCAGACAAACTAGCTAACTCAATTAACTCTGCTATAGCTGCTAATACTGCTAAAGAAACTAACGTAGTACAAACTACAATTACAGGGAATGCAGGTACAGCTACTAAACTTGCGGCTACTAAAACTATAGCAGGTGTTGCGTTTGATGGTTCTGCTAACATATCTTTAAATAACAATGCCATAACTAATGGAGCAGGGTACCTTGCCTCAGTTAATAACAGTAACTGGAGTGGTACTGACTTGGCAGTTGCCAATGGTGGTACAGGAGCCAGTGATGCTGGAGCTGCTCGTACTGCTCTAGGTATTGGCTCGATGGGTACTGGTGCAAAAACTGTAGATACGGATGCCGCAAGTGGTACTCCTGCTGACGGTGACGTATGGTTTAGGTATACTGCATAATGGTTGCTGAAACAAAGATAGGTGTTGATGGTGCATGGAAGGCAATGGACTCTATAAAAGTTGGAGTTGATGGTGCCTGGAAGACTGTAAGTGAAGTCTATGTCGGAGTAGATGGGGCTTGGGAGTTAGCTTATACTAACTTTACAGCATCGTTAAGTGGAGCATTTAATACATTATATGACCAAGATCAACTTACAACTTTTACAAGTACTTCAGCAATTACAGTTAATATATCTTCTGGTACTTTAGCTGTAACAGCAGGAGGTACAGGATCATCCCCTCTTCTACAAAAGAATAACTCTGGCCCATTTTTAAGTAGTCAAACTTGTTCTAATGGTGACACTCTAAAAGCTAGACTAACAACTGGTAGTAGTGAAGATACTGGGTACACATGTACTGCAACTATGGGTGCATATGGTAGCAAAACTTACACAGTATTTACAACATAAGGAATTAAGATAATGTCTGATAAACAAAGAACTCCCTTTGAGAAGCATGGGCAATCTTTAATACAAATCCTAATAGCAGCCCTATGCTTATGGATGGCTAACACAACTAACCTTACTGCCACCAGTGTAGCTGTTCTTACAGAACGTATGCAAGGCATTAAGGTACAACTTGATTCCGTTCAACTAGAGTCTTCTTTAAGGTATACTAAAGAAGATGCTATTAGGGATACAGAAATAATCAATAGACGAATAGATCGTCAATCAGATCGGATTACAGTACTGGAAGAAGACTCTTGACTTTTTCTTCTAAATGTGATATGGTACCTTTAGGGATTCGACAGGACACTACTAAGATGAATAGGAATATATAGAATGGCTGTAAATAATGAAATGCAAGTACTTAAGAAGAACGGGCCTCAACCACCTGTGACCAAGCCTCTATCAAGACCTGCCAACATGTCTGATGAAGAATTTGCAAAGCTTAGTACAGCACCCACAACTCCAACCTACCAAAGACAACAAGATATTCAAGGTAACGATCAGGGCGATAAAGATTATCAGATGGATGAAGAAGAGAAGTTTAATTCTTCTCCTGCAGGTAAGGAAGACTTTAAGAAGTTTAGAGATTCAGTTAATCCAGACACAGGAGAGCCAAACTCTCTATGGTATAACGAGGATGGAAGTCGTACTGATTATGCAGGTAAGTATGCTCCAAGTTTAAGTGAGCAGAGGGCTCAGGCTGCAAGAGAGGCTGGTGGTGCAGGTACTATTCGTGATCCTAACTCTCCTGTTATTGGTGGCACCTACAATCCTGATGGGACAAGCAACTACGGTAGTGAGCCTATTGATATGAAAGAAACATTCATTAAAAATATAGACACACCAACAGAACTAGAAGATACTTCAACAGACCCTACCACAGAAGATCCCACTTCAGATACTCCAGCCTTACAAGAAGGTAGGAAGTTAGAAAAGGGAACAGAGTTTAATTATACTAAACAAACTGTAGGTGAAGATGAGTTAAGAACAACTGATAATGTACTTCTTGATGACCCAGTTACAGTTAGTAAAGATAACTTAGAGATCTTAGTTGCTGAACAAAAAGACATGGG